GCGAGTACGACCTCATGCAGTCCATGGACTACGGCGAGAACACCAAGCTCGTCTACTCCACGCACGCTAGGAACGACAATGGGTAAGCACCTGTGGGTCGAGGAGGACGAGTTCGCAGCCGCCCTCTCGGAGATTCTGGGTGACATTGCCGACGCCTCGGACGAGGCCCTCTTCGCGTGCGTTCATGACGCCCTAGTGATGGGTAGAGACGAATGGGCTGCTGGGGCACCAGTCCATTTGGGCCAATACTGCAAGTCCATCACCTACCGCACGCTCCGCAAGAAGTCGGGCATCGAGGGCCACATCTTCTCTAGGAAGCCGGGTCTACCACACCTCCTTGAGAAGGGCCACGCGAAGATTGGCGGCGGCAGCACGGCACCGCAGAAGCACGTCAAGCCAGCGGCAGACTTCGCCTTCGAGTTCGTCCGCACCCACCTGCCAGAGTACATAGCGAGGGAGCTGCGATGAGCGCAAAGTCAGTCGTGTACGCCGCCCTCGCTGCCACGGGCATACCTGGCCGTCAGGACGGCTACCCAGTCAACAGGGCACCGACCCCGCCCTTCTTCGTCTACACGGTCGAATCCACTGGCGGGTTCATCGCCGATGGCATCGTCTACGCGAGCCTGCCACGCATCCACGTCGAGCTGTTCGAGAAGGTGTCAGACCCGAACACGGAGGCCCTCATACGAGACGCGATCCTCTCGCTGGGCTGCGTGCCGGACGAGACGGGCATCTGGTCTGAGTCCGAGGTCTGCCACATCGAGCAGTACGACTTCACCTACCACAACAGAGAAGAATAGGAGGCCATCATGGCCGAACTCTCCAAGGTCCGTTTTGGACTCGCCAAGGCGTACTACGCCGTCATCAAGACTGACGGCACCTATGACACCCCCGCTCCCCTCCCTGGTGCCGTCTCCCTCGACCTCAGCCGCGAGGGCTCCGAGCCTTCTACCTTCTGGGCCGACAACATCGCCTACTTCGTGACTCCCGCCGCCAACGGTGGCTACACGGGCACGCTCACCCTCGCCATCGTCCCCGACACCTTCAAGGTCGCCGTCCTCGGCGAGGTCGTTGACGACAACGGCATGCAGGTCGAGGTTGCCGACGCAACGCCCAAGTCGTTCGCCCTCATGTACGAGGTCGAGGGCGACGCCGACAAGAAGCGCTACGTCTTCTTCAACTGCTCCGCCCAGCGTGCCGTGGCAAGCGCAAACACCAAGTCCGACTCCACCAACCCTGACACCCAGGACCTTGAGTTTGCCGCCATCGGCAAGGACTTCGAGAACTTTGGCGGCACCGGCACCACCAAGAACATCGTCAAGGGTTCTGCCGAGGAGGCCGCTACTGCGTTCGCCACCTGGTACACCGCAGTCCCGACTCCGACCAAGGCCTAGCCACAGTCGGTTTACACCATTGGAAGAGCAGCCCCGTCGCGCATCCTGTCACTGCGCGGCGGGGCTTCTCTCAGATACAGACAGGAGTATCTCATGCTCATCAAGTTCAAGAACGTCTCTGGCCGTGGGGTCAAGAACCCGCTCCGCTGGGGCGACGGCGACGACATCCACTACGCGGTCTGCTCGACCTATGCCTTGAAGCTCTACCAGCAGACGTTCATCGAGGACCCGTCCTCGAAGCACCACTCGCTCATCAACGACGTTATGGACACTGGCGACGGCTCCGAGTTCATGTCCTTGGTGGGCATCGACTGGGACGCAGACATGAGGGCCGCGTGGGCGATGATGCGCTCCGCCGACGTGGCTGGGCTCAACGACGGCGTTGACCCGACACCGAGCTACGAGCAGATGCTCGCAGACCACGCTGCGGACATCATCGACTTCTCCGACCTTCACATGTGCGTCTCGCGCGAGATCGATGCGACCTTTCGTACCCTATCCGCCCGACTCGCTAAGGCAGCACGAGAGCAAGAGCAGTAGCGGCACGCGCCTGCCCTTCACGCAGGTGTTTCTCGCCGCCATGAGGTTTGGGTACTCGCGGCAGGATTTGGCCGTGATGCCCTATGGCGAGGTCATCTTCGACCTTGCGGCAACGAACGAGGGTTCAGACGATACCGAGTCGCACGTCGAGATGGCGACGCAGGAAGACATAAGAAGCATGCTGGGGTAGGTGGTTCACCATGGCAGAGTACGCCGGACTTGAGATTCGCATTGGCGGCAACACGACCAAGCTCAACAATGCCCTTAAGGCGTCAACCAAGAGCGCGGCTGAGCTGCAGCGCAACATCCGTCAGGTCACAAGGGCGATGCAGTTCGACCCGACCGACCTGCGCAACATCGAGACGCGAATCAAGCTCACTGGCGACCGCATGGAGAGCCTGCAGTCAAAGGCAAAGCTCATGGCAACGTCCATGCAGCAGCTCGGCGACTCCGTTGTTTCCCTCGGTGGCACGCCGAAGACCATCAGGCAGATTGCATCAGAGACAGACAACCTCACGCTCACGGCCAAGCAGGCCGACGAGCGTTACGTCAACATGACTGACTCCCTTGCAGGAATCTACGATGCGTGGAACAAGATTACGCGCGAGGAGGGCATCGACCTAGCAAGGAAGCTCGGCATAGATTCCAAGACCGCGCGCGAAATCATGGATTCGAGCACGTCGCTCGTCAAGATGCGCTCCACCATCCAAGGCATAAACAAGGAGCGCAAGGCGGCTTTGGACGTACAGGGGTACGGCCCGGCACTCGTCACCCCAGAGCAGCTTGCGATGCTTGAGAAGCTCAAGACCATCAACTTCCACAACATGTTCAAGAACGGCCTTGAGCTCGATGACGTAATCAAGGACGTTCGAGACCTCGGCGTGGCAATCAGTGATGACGCGGTAGAGAACGTCCGCAACCTGCAGACCGAGTTCAAGAAGGCAGCGAACGAGAAGGACATCTTCGACAAGGCCCTCAAGTTCGAGGAGATTGGCAACGATATTCAGCGCGTCAACTCCGAGGCCGAGAGCCTTTCGCAGACGATGCGTTGGCTCGATAACAGTCTGACCACGACAACCAGCTTCGACCGCTTCCGCGACATGGAGGCGGACTTGAGGAAGGTCGATTCCGCACTAGAGAACGTCGAGGCCGACCTAAAGCGCACCGAAGAGTCAATGAAAGTTGACCCCAAGAACATCCAGCTCGCCGCAAGGTACATGCAGGACTTGCAGCAGAAGGTCGAGCTGAGCGAGGAGAAGTCGAGCATCCTCAACAAGGAGCTGACGATGCTCGACGCAAGCGGCGCAAAGGATGCTGCAAAGAGCCATCAGGACTTGGCCAAGTGGATCGAGGAGTCCGCAGAGAACGCGCGCGTTGCAAAGAAGGAGCTCTCAGACCAGAGGGCTGAGGTCAGCAACCTCGAAGACGCCATCAAGAAGACCACGCAGCACATTGCCACGGCCAAGAAGGACATGTCGCTCATCGAGACGACGGACAACGCTCAGAATTACGCCCGTGCGGTCAAGGACCTCGCTCAGGCAAACAAGGACTTGGCAAGCGCGCAGACAGGGCTCGAAAAGAACAAGGCGAACCTCGCAGATGCCAAGCAGGGATTCGAGGACGCGAGGGCCAAGGTCGAGCAGTACACGCAAAGCATTGACGAGCTCAAGCAGGAGCAGCAGGAGTGCCTTGCAATTCTACAAAACATGGGAAGCTACTCCGATGATGCCTTGGAGGCTGCATATAGTAGGTACCCTGAGATTGATGCTGAGATAAAGGAGCTCAACGCCAGCCTTGCGGATGCACGGAAAAGCGTGCAGGAGTTCGGCGGCACAATCATGAACTCCGAGGAGGGCATACAGACCTCCGAGCAGGCAATCGAGAAGTACAACGGCCAGATTGCCGAGCTCAGCAAGACCGTCGAGAAGCTAAGTAAGACCAAAGAGGTCCAGATACTACAGAACCCAAACGACGAGATTGCCAACGAGGAAGCCGCCCTCAAGGACCTAGAGGCCGAGCTCGAACAGGCCAAGCAGAAGGAGAAGGAACGTCAGAAGGCCTACGACGCCGCAGCAGCGGAGAACAACCTCGCCAAGGAGGCAAGGGCCTACGACGACATCGAGCAGCAGATCGAGGAAACGCGGGTCAAGTACCTAGAGGCCACGGAGGCCATGGGTAAGAAGTCAAACGCCATCCTCAACCCCTCCACGCTCAAGAGCCTCGGCATGACCCTGTCTGCCACGGTGACTCCGCTGATTGCTGGCATCGGCAGGAGCATGCTCGACGCGAGCCAAGACATCGACACCGCATACCGCAACATGCGCAAGACCGTCGATGGCACGGATGACCAGTTCGAGGCACTCCGCAGGAGCGCGATGAACTTCGCATCCACGCACGTGACCAGTGCCGACCAGATTCTTGAGATCGAGGCCATCGGCGGCGAGCTCGGCATCGCAACGGAGAACCTGGAAGCCTTTGCGGAGGCCATCAGCAACATCGATGTCTCTAGTGACCTTGACACCGAGGAGGCCGCAGAGGTTCTCGGCCACCTCAGCAACATCATGCACCTCACCGCAGAGGACTACAACGGGTTCGCCGACGCGCTGGTTCGCCTCGGCAACAACGGTGCCTCCACGGAGTCCGAGATTGCCAACATCGCCGAGCGCATCGGCTCCATGGGCTCCATCGTGGGAATGTCCACCTCGGACGTGTTGGCATGGGCAAGCAGCATCGCCAGCACTGGACAGAACGCAGAGGCCGCAGGTACGGCCATCAGTAAGACAATGTCCTTCTTCGAGACTGCCGTTGCCGCAGCGGGTGGAACCATCGACACCAGCTTCGACGCCATCAACGCTGCGGTGCAGGGAGGCGGGGACGAGCTGACCATCTTTGCGAACCTCGTGGGCAAGACCGCAGACGAGTTCGCTGAGGCATGGGAGTCCGACCCCGACGCGGCCTTCGAGGAGGTCAAGGGGTCCATCAGTGAGGCCAAGGACTCCCTGCAGGGCATCGCAGACGTTGCCCACATGACCGCAGACGAGTTCGCTAAGACGTGGGAATCCGACCCCACTAAGGCTATGCAGGCCTTTATCAAGGGCCTGAACGACATCGAGGCCTCCGGCGGCTCTGCCGACGCGGTGCTGCAGGGCTTTGGCATCACCTCCGTCAGGCAGAAGCAGGCCATCGAGGGCCTCATGCGAACCATCGAGGGGCTGGACGACAACCTCAAGATGTCCGAGGACGCATGGAATGGCATCTCTGACCAGTGGGGTCAGGCTGGCGACGCAGCGAACGAGGCGGCGAAGAAGGCCGAAGGCTTCTCTGGCCAGATGCAGATAATGAAGAACGTCTGGCACAACATGCTCGCAGAGCTTGGCGAGGGCGCGGCCCCGTGGCTGCAGAGGTTCACTGGCATCTTTAGCTCGCTCTCTGAATGGTTCACTGGTATGAGCCAAGGCGCGAAGGAGGCAATCGTCGCCATCGGTGGCATCGCGTTCGCAACTGGCCCCGTCCTCACGCTCGTCTCCACGCTTCTCACCTCGAAGGACAACATCAAGAAATGGGCGACTGAGACCGTCACTGGCCTCAGCATCGTCCAAGACACCTACAAGTCCCTTGGCAACGATGGCGTAAAGGCCCTCACTGGCATGTCGTATGGCATGACATCCGCAAAGCTCATCGCAAAGGAGCTTGGCACCGCACTCCTCAAGGCCTTCGCAATCGGTGCCGCAATTGCAGCGGTTGTGGCACTTGGATCGGCGTTGAAGAAGCTCTACGACCAGTATCAGGACCACATCGCCGCAACCAAGGGGCTTAGAACCGCGCTCATGGGCATTGGCGAGGAGGCAGACATTTCTGCTAGCGCGTTCGACCTGACTGGCTCGACCCTACGCAACCTCGCCAAGGACTCCGAGGGCTACGAGAGCCGACTCGCCGACCTCGCACGCACCATTCAGGAGTCCAACGGCCAGTACAGCACCTTTGCTGGCACTCTGAGCTACTACGGCGACACCGTGCGTGACCTTGCCGACAAGGAAGGCCGCACCAAGGAGGAGAGCGCAAAGCTCGCCGCAGCGTTGCAGGGAATCAACGACGCATGCGGCACCACATACGCAATTGACGAGTACGGCAACATCATCGACACCCAGACTGGTCAGATTCAGGAGAACACCGACGCAATCCTCGCAAACGTCGATGCAAGGCGCAACCAAGCCGTTCTCGACTACTACAGCGACGACTACGCAAAGGCCGTGGGCCAGCTCACTGAGGCGCAGGACAACCTCAACAAGGCGACCCAAGAGTACAACGACCTTGCAAGCGATGAGGGCAAGCAGGCGTACCTAGACCACGCCAAAGAGGTCTATGGGGCCATGTACGACGAGCAGAGAACGCTTGCCGCCTACAACAAGGAGCTTGGCGACGCAAAGACTGCGATGAACAACTACTCCCGCGAGGTCGCCAACACTGAGGTGGCGGTATCCGACCTTGAGGGCAAGATGAGCTCCGCACAGGCAGAGCTCGACAAGAACAAGCAGGCTCTTGAGGAGGCCGCAAAGGCCGAGGAGGAGTATGGCAAGAGGGCCGAGACGGTAACGGCAGACGTTACGGGCAACATGAAGAGGCTCTCAGATGCCTTCGCCGAGCTTGGCGGCGACGATGCTGGCTTCAACGCAATGGCCGAGGGCCTTGAGGCAATCCACGTCAGCGCGGAGGAGCTGAACAACGTTGACATGACCGCACTCGTGAGCGGGTTCGACTCAGCGAACGGCTCGATGGCGCAGATCATCGCAACGCTTGAGGCTGGCGGAGTCCAGATGAACACGTGGAACGCCGCGCTGGAACAGGCCCCTGGTGCCGCCCAGAACATGAGCAACCTCACGGCTGCTGCGTTCAACGCCATGTACACCATGGCTGGCGGCGACATCAACGCCACCATGACGCTCATCGCCGGACTCGACTCGTATCAGGTTGGCGACAAGACCTTCTACGTCGGCGACAACGGCTCGGTGACCGACTCGCAGGGCAAGGTCTACGACCTCAAGACGGACATTAACGAGCTGCCCGACGAGGTGAAGGCGAAGGTCGGTGTGGACAACTCCGACGCGAAGAAGAAGACCAAGGAAGTCGATTCCGCGCTCGACAAGACAGGCAGGAAGAACCCGAAGCCGAAGATTTCCGCAAGCGACAGCGCATCAGCAACCATATCGAACGTCAACAGGAAGCTGAATCTGCTCAACGGCAAGACGGCGACGACCTACATTAGGACCGTCACGACGAACGTGCAAAAGAATCAGGCCACAGGCGGCATGAACAGCCGCCCCGTGATCCCCAGGCACGCATCGGGCTACATCGCAACGGGGCCGACGATCACCAACCAGGGATGGATTGGCGAGGACGGCATAGAGGCCGTGGCGAACTGGGCCACTGGAGGTGCCGTCGTCCCGCTGACAAACAAGCGTTACATGCTTCCCATTGCCGACGCCATCGCCGATGGCATGTCCAAGCGCGTTGGCAGCGGCGGCACGAGCTACAACCTCTACATCAACGGCGCGTCAATCAACGACGACCCCGCCATCAGGGCCGCGTTCCTGAACCTGATGAGCGAGCTACAGCGCAAGGGGGCGATGAACGTTGGCAATCGATGAGGGAATCTACGAGCTGCGCACCATCCTACAGACCTCTATGGTCGTGACCGGCTCCGGCTACACACCCGTCACTGGCTCCAACGTCTTCCTCTACTCGTGGAACGACGGCAACAACCGCAAGTGGCGGTTCACGAAGGACTCCAACAACCGCTGGCGCTTGCAGAATGCGGCCAACGGACTCTATATGACGCTCGGCTCGTCTACGCCCGCGAACGGCGTGAACGTGCGCCAGTGGACGAGCAGCGCAAACGACATCCAGTACTGGAATGTCATCGAGACGGGTAGTACCGTCAACTACGAGGGCTACACGTGCCCCGTCGTGCGTCTCGGCAACTATGTGACGAGCGGCGGGACCACGTGGATGCTCGACGTGGATGGTGCCATGACAAAGAACAGCACCAACATGGAGATTAACAGCTCCAACAGCAACAACAGCCAGAGGTTCGCGCTGGTCCCAACGTCACTTGGCAATAATTCATACCCAGTGCCAGCCAGTCTTGGGTGGACTGCCAACACGAACAACAACCCGTACAAGACGCACGCATGGGCGTC